CCAATGCGTCGGCGCGAACCGCTTCATGAAGCGCTCCTCCTGCCCCCGCCGCGTATCCGCCAGCCAGTAACCAACCCCGCTCATCCGTTCAGCGCCCCCCTTACCGCTCGCGCCACCTGCCGCGCACTTCGCGCCAACAGCCTCGCATTGTCCCAGCCTTCGCCACGCCCTTGCACGGCGATGTTGACCCGCACGTCACGCCCGCCACCGCCGCCATGCGCCACCACCTGGCCACTCGCCGTAGGCACGAACAACTCCGGCCCCCGCTCACCCACGACATAGGCGCGCCCCGGCGCGACTGGCCCACCCGTCGCCCGCCCGGGCAGGCCCAGCGCCGCCGCCCCCAGCGTCAGCAAGGAACCACCCACACCCCCGACGCTGCTGGCGCCCGATCGCACCGCTCCGGCCGCAATCTCCTCCAGCACCGACAGGGCAACCTGCTTCAGCTCCTCAAAGCCAAACCGGCCGCTCCGCACAGCGCGCAGCAATCCCTGCTCAATCCGCCGCCCGGCCCGCTCGGCGCCCGAAGCCAACGGCCCTTCCAACTCCCCTCGCATCGCCTCCACATCGCGCGACAATCCCTGCGTATCCGCCCGAACCCGCACCACCAGCGTCTCGATTTCCTCGTCCATCCCACCCTCCAGCGCACGCAAAAAGCCCCTCCCCTTCAGGGGAGGGGTTGGGGTGGGGACTGTCCCACGCACCCCCAAAGGATCTTCCGTGAATCAATCCGGCATCACCCCCCGCAACCGCTCAAGCTCCGCACCATCCATCCCCGCCTCGGGCTCACCCTCACCCCTCGCAGCCCGCAACACCGCCTCCAACTCCACCGGCGTCGATCGCCAGAACTCGTCCGGCCGCCAGCCCAGCAGCCATCCCGCGACGCCAGCAAGCCGCGCCGCCGCTTTGAAAAAGCTCATCTTCCCCCCAAAATCTGCCTGATTATCCCGCGCAGCACCGGCGACAGCTTCGCCAGCCCTGCCTCCACGATCGCCTCACCCAGCCCTTCGCGCGTCAGCCCGGCGGGCGCATCGACCAGGCAATGCCAAAACAGCGCCGCGATATCGGACAGCGACAGTTTTCCGTCCGCCGCCCGGTCGACCAGGTCGAACAGCGGCCCCAGCTCCTGCTCCGCCGCCACCAGCGCTGCAAAGCTGGGCCGCAACCGCAACGTCTCGCCGCCTAGCTCCAGCGCAGCCTCGCCGCGTGCCTCATTGACCGCGCTCATTCCGACACCACCGGGCCGGAGCTTTCCAGGCTCAACGCATAATTGCGCTCGCCATTATAATCCCCCGCATAGTCGAGCCGCGTGACCAGAAAGCGGCCGCGCATCCGCTCTCCGCTTTCAAAGCTCAGTTCATACTGCTCTATAGTCCCGGCCAGCGCATGATTGCGGATGCGCACCTCGGCCGCAGAGCCAGTGAAAATCCCGGCCGCCGACACGCTGACGGACCGCACGCCCGCACCGGACAGCAACTCTCGCCAACCGCCGGAGTCCTTCGACGTGACGTTCACAGCCTCGCCATTCACGGACAGCTGCGTCGTGCGCATGCCTGCCACCGTCGCATAGGCTATCGGCGACCCGCCATCGCCGACTTTCAACAGAAACGCGCTTCCTTTTTCCACGCCCATGTAGCATTCTCCTGTGAGATAAACCGTGTCAGAATCGGGACTTGGAGAGGTTTGAATGCTTGTTGCAGCTCCCCTCATGATGATGCTCGCAGCCGCTCCGCAGGGCGGCGACGCTGTCGGCGCAGGCCGAAAGGCCTATTCGGAATGTCTCTCGAAAGAGGTCCAGCCCGCGCTCGACAAGAAGGTCGGGCTGAGTGAGTTTCAATCGACGCTGAAATCCAAATGCGCCACGAAGGAAACCGCCTTCCGCACCGCGATCGTCGCTGACGACAAGGCAAGCGGCATGTCGGACAAGGACGCCCAGGCGGACGCCGACGACCAGATTTCCGAATATATGGACAAGATCACCGGCGAGTTTGAGGATTATTCCAAACCCGGCGGCTGAGGCGCTGAACCCTAGCCTCCCAAACCGGTTCCGCTAGTTTCAGCTAAAGCGACTAGCTGTCCGATTGCTGTCGAACGCAGGCTAGGGACCAGTTTCAGTCCCGCACCACCCGCAGCCGGTAATCCGCGACGGCCTGCCATCCATCTTTCTCCCGCGCCTTGAACAGCCGCGACCGCAGCCTCCGCGCGCCCACCACGCGCCACCCTGCATCCCCATCGATCGCCTGCACGACCGCCTCCACCCGCGCCAAAACGCCCGCCAGCCGTTCCGGCGTTTCACCCGCATCCTGCAGGCCGATCGTCAGCCGCAACTCACGTCCGTCCAGATCCTTCGCCCCCCAGTCGCTGGCAAGACATTCGCCCACCACCGCATAGGGCACGGTCGCCCGCACAGGCGCGCCGTCGAAAATGCCGTTAAGCTCAGCCATCAATTCAGCATCGCCCCGCAACGCCGCGATCAGGCCAGCCCGCACCACCACTTCTGCGCTCATCCACCCCTCCCCGCCTCGCGCAGCCCAAGGTCGCTCGTCCAGCGCCGCAGCAATCCCCGCCCCGACAGCCGCACCGCCTCGCCCTCGACCCGTGCTTCTTCCACTCCAGCCGCCAGCATAGCATCCGCCACGGCCGCCCGCCGCTGGTCCGCCCGCACCTCCACCAGCCGCTTCAGCCCCGCCAACTTCACGCCAGCCGCATCCGACGCCACGGTCGCCACAGCGCGCCCACCACCGCGGGCGGCGTCGCGACCTGGCCTTCCCGCGCCGAAAAATGTTCTGCCGCCAGTCGCACGATCCCTTGCCGGATCGGGTCGGGCAGTCCGTCGGCATCCGCCGCCCATCCGGCTTGATAGGTCACCGCCAGAACCCGCCGGTCGTCCATTGGCCGCGTCCGCACCCAGCCATCGCCCGCCGCATCGATATCGATACCATAGGCGTCCGCCGGTAGGGCCTGCGCGACGCCATCAGGGCCCACGACTTCAAGGCCGGCTATCGCCACGACGGGCGTCGCCGACAGCCGCTGCCAGCCGCCATCCGCCCGCACCGTCTCCCGCGCGTTGCTTATGATCAGCCACTGGCCGATGAACTGCTCGCACAACGCCGTCGCGCTTTTCAGCAATCCCTCGAGCAGCCCATCCTCACCGCTTCCGCCGATCCGCAGATAGGCCTTTAATTCCTCCAGCGACGCCCCGGCCGCCCCCGCTTCTTCCCGCACCAGCACGATCGCCCTCCCCATCAGCAAAGTCCGCCCGGGCGGCAAAAGCCGCCCAGGCGCAGTTGGATGAGGACGGCTTTAAGTCGCCGAAAATTTCATCAGCTTGATAGCCTCCGAATTGGCGACAGCGCCGCCGATCCGCTTCACCGCGTAGAAATGCACGAACGGCTTGTTGCTGAATGGATCGCGCAGGATGCTCGTCTCGCTGCGTTCGGAAATGACATAGCCCGCCTGGAAGTTGCCAAAGGCTATCGACAGCGATCCCGCCGCGATGTCCGGCATGTCCTCGGCCTCCACGACCGGATAGCCCAGCAGCGTGGCAGGCTGTCCAGCCGCCAGCGAAGGCTGCCAGATAAACGCGCCATCGCTCGTCTTCATCTTGCGAATGACCGCCAGAGTGGCCGAGTTCATCACGAACACCGCACCCTGCCGGTAAGGCGCGCGCAGGCTCTGCACCAGGTCGATCAGCTTGTCCGGCCCCGACGCGCCAAAACTGGCCGAAGCGCCCGAAGCCAGATATTGCAGCGATCCGAACGCACGCACGCTGTCCGCTTCATTGGTCGTCGTATAGGTCAGGAAGCCCTTGGGCTTGTTCGTGCCATTGCCATTGACGAAGGCCGCGCCCTCCGCCGCTGCGAACTCACGCGCAATCTCGCCCGCCAGCCAGCCTTCGACATCGAACTGTGCATCGTCCAGCATCGCCTGGCTCGCCGCTGGATTGGCATAAAGCTCGCCATAGGGCGGCACGATCTCGTTGAAGCTCGGCGTCGCCGTCTCGGCCCGAGCGGCGGTTTCGCTTGCCCAGCCCGAAACGATGCCGCCCGACGTCACCAGCTTGCGATAACCGGCGGTTCCCGTCCGCACGACATTGGCGATCGAGCGAATGGGCGAAATGCTTTTCAACGTGGCGTCGATGATCTGATCGATCTCGCGCGGCACGGCATAACCGCCCGCCGCGCCACTCGCGCCCGAAAAGCTTTTCAGCTCCACGCCCGCTTCCAGCCCCTGCCGCACATAACGCTCGACAAAGGCCGCCCGCCTGGGATCAACCAAGCCACCCTTTACCCCGTCCAGCGCCGGCCGCTGCTGCTGCACCAGCGCGCCTCTCAGCGCCGCGATCTCCCCTTCCAGCGCCTCGATACGCTCATCCTGCACCACCGCGTCAAAGCTCGCTTCCAACTGATCCGTCATCCACCACTCCCACAAAAAAGGCGGCCCATAAGGACCGCCCGAAACTCCCTTCTCCCCACGGGTGAGAAGGATACGAAATCTTGCCAGCTCGCCGACCAGGCGAAGTTGGATGAGGGGCCTTGCCCTACCCCTCCACCGCAATCACCCGCGCCAACGGCTGCATCGGGTGCGTCACGACGCTCACCTCCACCAGCTCCAGCGACAGCAACTCTCGTGGCCCAGCGCCCCGCGCCTCCCGCACCCGATAGCCAAAGGACAACCCATCCACCGCGCGCTCCTTCAACGCCCGCGCCGCAGCCCGCCCCGCGCCCGTCCGCCCGGAAACCCGCCCGATCACGCGCAAGCCCCGCGCATCCTCCTCTACCCGCTCAACCGTCCCGATCGCCTCCCCCGGCAAATGCTGCCACAACAAGGGCACTCCCGCCGCCACGCCAGCAAAAGCCCCCGGCCGCACGACATCGCCGCCCTGATCCACCCGGTCGAACACAGCTGCATATCCAGCGAACCGCACGCCCTCCTTGGAGTCCGATCCCCTCATCCCCGAACCATCCCGATCAGCCCCGCCTTCACCGCCACCCCCAGCAGCACCAGCGCCATCACGATCCGCACTGCCCAAGCAACCACAGCTCCGCGCGCCGCCTTCTTCGCGTCGCGCCAGGCGGACAGCAGCTCGCGCAGCTCCCGCACATCATCTTCCGCACCCCGGTCGGCCAACCCCAGCCGCTCGAGCGCCCGTCGCGCCCCCAACTCGCTTGCTTCCTCGATCAGCGCGCGGATCATCACCATGTCCATCTGCCCCGGCGCGGCTTCGGCCTGCGCCACCAGCCGCGCCAGCATCTCGCCATCATATTTCATGACACCCGCCTCCCACTTTCGCTCAAATCCCCAGCATCGCCCTCTTTTCGTCCGCTGTCAGGAAGTCCGCAGCAGCCACCCTCTCCCACAAAGCCGCGCGCTCGTCAGATAAAGCAGGCACGGCATCCAGATCAGCGGCCAGCGACAGGTCCGGCCACCACCCCTGCAATCCCTGCGCCAGCCCGCCGCAGATCTTCGCCACCAACGGCAGGATCGTCTGCCGCCAAAGCGCCTTGTTCGCCTCACGATAATTGGCGTAAGCATTATCGCCAGGCAGGCCCATCAGCATCGGCGGCACGCCAAAGGCCAGCGCGATCTC